CTTATTGTAAAGCTCCATAAGATTTCAGCCGTATCCGGCGGATCAACATACTAGGAGATGCCATGAAATTAATATGCGAAATTCATGAGAATTTGGAATTTATCGCCGAAGCAACCGATGCGGGTGGAAAGAATTATTTTATTCAGGGTCCGTTCATGGAAGGTGGAATCAAAAATAAAAATGGAAGAATCTATCCCGTAGAAATTCTTGCGCGTGAGTGCGACCGATATAGCAAAGACTACATTGATCAGAATCGGGCTTATGGTGAACTCGGGCATCCTACGGGACCCACTATAAATCTCGAACGCGTATCTCATATGATTAAATCCCTAAAACAAGACGGGCAACAGTTTGTTGGCCGAGCCAAGATTCTCGACACGCCATATGGGCAAATCGTAAAAAATCTGATGAGCGAAGGAGCCAAGCTTGGCGTGTCATCTCGCGGCATGGGCTCACTCAAAGAAAAGAATGGCTATTCAGAAGTACAAAATGATTATTTTCTAGCTACCGCGGCTGATATAGTAGCCGACCCATCAGCGCCAAACGCATTCGTGAAAGGTATTATGGAAGAGCGGGAATGGATTTACAACAACGGTATATTTAAGGAAATTGATATTGATCGCGCAAAAACTGCGATAAATCAAGCTATTCGCTCTAGAGATACGGAATCAACTATTCTTAAGATATTTGAATCTTTCATGAAGAAGTTGTAAAATTTCATTTTGTATAAATAATAAAGAATTTACAGTCCTATAAGGAGATATGATATGTCCGATTCCGATAATCAAGAAATCGCCAACGAGCTAGACACAGAACAGTCTGTTGAGCCTGCTGTCACTCGCCGTATTACAAGTGCCGATGTAGATGTGACTGCCGATGTGGCTGCCATTTTTGAGGGCGCTGATCTAACAGAAGAATTCAAGACCAAGGCTTCCGAAATTTTCACCGCCGCTCTCGTTCATAAGATCAACGAGGCTGTAGAGAAAATTGAAGCTGAGAATGAAGCCAACATCGAAGCCAAGAACGCTGAACTGATTGAAGCTCTTAGCCACACACTGGACGAATATCTCGATTATGTTATCGAGCAGTGGATGGAAGATAACAAGCTTGCAGTTGAAACCGGCCTAAAGGCTCAGATGACTGAAGAGTTTCTAACTGGACTTCGTACTCTTTTCTCGGAGCATTATGTAAATATTCCAGAAGGTAAGACAGATGTGGTCGAAGAATTGGCTGCTAAGGTCGAGGCACTGGAATCCTCACTCAATGAGGAAATTACTAAGAATATTGAATTGAAGAAGCAAATTAGTTCTTTCGAACGTGAAGTTGCTATTGTAGAAGTATCTGAGGGTCTGACTGATACGCAGATCGTAAAGCTCGAATCGCTTAGCGAAGCTATTGAGTACACCAATGCCGAAAACTTCAAGGCCAAGCTCAAGACACTACGCGAGGCGTATTTCCCAAGCCCTAATCCAACGACTTTCGCAACTCAAGTCACCCTAGATGACGAGCCCATCGCTGAAAATGACGCGGAATCAGTTCCCGTCGACCCTGCAATGCGGAACTATATGAATGCAATATCTCGTTCACTCAAGAAGTAATTCTTATAAATAAGACGAATAACAAAGGAGACCAATATGTCTGTTAATAAGCTAATGGAAAAGTGGGGTCCAGTACTTGGTCACCCCGATCTTTCTGAAATTAAGGATCATCATCGCCGTGCCGTAACTGCTCAGCTTCTCGAAAACCAAGAGAAGTCGGCTCGTGAACACTCATTTGGTTCTGGCGGTTATACTTCTCCCACTCTACTCGGCGAAGCTGCTCCTGCTAACGCAATGGGCGCTTCAAGCTCGACAGCCGGCGACGGCTCCGTCGATATATTCGATCCAGTGCTGATTTCTCTGGTTCGTCGCTCTATGCCAAACCTGATCGCATACGACATCTGCGGCGTGCAGCCAATGACAGGTCCAACTGGCCTGATCTTCGCAATGCGTTCACGTTTCAGCAGCCAGGGCGGCACTGAAGCACTCTTCAATGAAGCTAATACAACCTTCTCGCGTGCAGCCGCTGGCAACACAGCGTCACAGCTGGTTGTGGCTAACAGCTCCACTGGCAGAGCGCAGACTGGCAATGATCCTACAACTCGCACCTCTGGCGCAACTTCTGGAACGTATACTGTGTCTACAGGCGTTTCGACGGCAGCTGCTGAAGCTCGCGGTGATGGTTCAAGCAATGCGTTCCAGGAAATGGCATTCTCGATTGAAAAGGTTGCCGTAACCGCAGTATCTCGCGCTCTCAAGGCCGAGTATACGATGGAACTGGCTCAGGATCTCAAGGCCGTTCATGGTCTCGATGCTGAAACAGAACTCGCAAATATTCTATCTTCTGAAATTCTTGCAGAAATCAATCGTGAAGTTGTTCGTACAATTAACTTCTCGGCTTCTGCGGGCGCTCAGGAAAACGTGACGACTGCCGGTACTTTCAACCTCGATGTTGATTCTAACGGCCGCTGGATGGTTGAGAAGTTCAAGGGTCTTCTATTCCAGGTGGAACGCGAAGCTAACGCGATTTCTAAGGCTACTCGTCGCGGTAAGGGCAACGTGATGCTTTGCTCTAGCGACGTTGCTTCAGCACTTCAGATGGCTGGTGTTCTCGATTACACTCCAGCACTCGCTAATCAGCTACAGGTTGATGATACTGGCAACACATTTGCTGGTGTTCTCGGCGGTCGTATCAAGGTCTATGTCGATCCATACTTCTCCTCTTCGGCCGGTTCTCATTATCTGACACTCGGCTATAAGGGGTCAAGCGCATTCGATGCTGGCCTATTCTACTGCCCATACGTTCCTCTTCAGATGGTTCGTGCGGTTGGTCAGGATACTTTCCAGCCTAAGATTGGCTTCAAGACACGCTACGGCATGGTCGCGAATCCATTCGCTACAACAAATGGAACTGGCGCCATCGGCGGAGTCGGTACGAACAACCAGAACCTATACTACCGCTTCGTCAAGGTCACTAACCTAATGTAAGGTTATCCAAAACAGCGCCAACTGTATACAGGAAAGCTCACATTTCTGTATACATAACTTAGGGCTTGGAGTAAAATCCAAGCCCTATTTTTTGTGTGATGAAAACGCTAATATAAATATAGTCATATAAGAGGAATTTTAAAATATGAGCGTATTAGCCAATCAGCCCACCAATCCAAATTTTCTAAGCCCTCTCGGCTTTAAATTTGTCATTAAGAAACTGCCCAATGTAAACTATTTCTGTCAATCAGTACAAATACCTACTATTAGTATGGCAGTCATCGAACAATCATCTCCGCTTTTAACTATTCCCAGAATTGGTGATCGAATTACATATGACTCACTATCTCTTAGATTTCGGGTCGATGAAAACATGGCCAATTATCTCGAAATTCATAATTGGCTTACTGGGTTAGGGCATCCAGTAAGTTTGAATCAGACGCGCGATTTATCGCGGGCTTCGAATATTCCAAACGTGCGAGAAGGTTCTCCTCTTTCTATGATTAGCGATGGTACACTTATTGTTCTATCTTCGCATAAGAATCCAACGGTAAACATATTCTTTCGCGATATGTTTCCCACATCTATTACCGAATTAACATTTGACTCGACCGCAGCCGATGTTGAATATCTGGAAGCTACAGCATCATTTCGGTATCTTCGATATGATGTGGAAGTATTGACTTGACAATGATTTTTTATTGTTATATAATGCCTTATGAAAAAAACAGAAATTATAGCCGAATGGAAAATAGATTCCCATATCGATGATAAGTTAGATGTGGATGATCTTGTTTTGATGCGTAATATGTCATTACATAGCAAGTATGTGGAATGGCTTAGTCAGGCCGAGGATGTGCGCCGTGGCCTAGAAGTTCATCGAAAAACCTTATGGCGAAAGCTATATGATTATTATCGTGGAGCTTCTACCGAAGAGGATCTTAAGGAACTGAACAAAGAACAGAATCGACGCAGGCTGTCAAAGTCAGACGTTAATGAATTTATAGAGACAGATCCTATTATGATAGAACTTGCACGTAAACTAGACATTCAACTTGAAAAGGTTCGCATATTGACCGATATAGTCAGACAGGTTGGATTTCGTAATAATTCAATCGGAAATATTATGTCTTGGCGAAAATTTACCGCCGGTGGTTAATATAACGATAGACAAGATATCGGAAAGTTATATTCGCTTACAATGTGATGATTCAATATTGCGCGAACTCTCCGACCGATTTACTTTCGATGTGCCCGGAGCCAAGTTCTCGCCCTCATATCGTCATAAGATATGGGACGGAAAGATACGCTTACTCGATTCGCGAAAGCGGACTTTATTTGCTGGTTTGGCCTCTAGTGTAGTCGAATTCGCAAATGAACGTAATTACACAGTATGCGATAATACACAGCTATCAGTCACGACTAATTTTTCAGCCAATATAGCTGAGCAATTTATAGCAGCACTTCAGCTTCCCATAGCACCGCGCGATTATCAGTTGCGTGCATTTATTCAGGCCGTAAGAAATCGGCGCGCTGTTCTAGTATCTCCGACAGCTAGTGGTAAAAGCCTGATTGCGTATATGATTACGCGATTCTATAATAAGAAAACATTAATAGTTGTACCTACTGTATCTTTGGTATTGCAGCTTGTAAAGGATTTTAAGTCATACGGATACGATGAACCCATACACGCCGTGATATCCGGTGTAGAGAAAGCTACTGATGCAAGTATAACTGTATCCACATGGCAATCTATCTACCGCGAGCCAGCCGAATATTACGACTCATTTGAAGTTGTCATAGGCGACGAAGCCCACATCTATAAAGCCAAGAGTCTTATCTCAATCATGACAAAAATGAGTCACATTCAGTATAGATTTGGTATGACCGGCACATTAGATGGCGCAGAAGTAAATGAGTTGGTTCTCACTGGTTTGTTTGGTGTAATTGAGAAAGTCATCGATACTGCGACTCTTATGGAGCAGGGATCGTTGGCCAAATTAAAAATCAAGATACTAGTATTGAAGCACGATAAAGAAGCAGCTAAATTGCTACACAATGAACCCTATCATAGTGAATTGCAATACATTATAGAATCACCTGAACGAAATAAATTCATTGTGAATTTAGCCAATTCACTTAAGGGCAATACGCTGATTCTCTTCGCATATGTCGATAAACATGGGCGAATACTTCATGACTCGATAAAGACGCAATGTACTCATGATAACGTATTTTTTGTATCGGGTGAGGTTGAGGCCGAAGATCGGGAAACTATACGATCTATCGCAGAACAGACTAATAATGCAATCATCGTAGCCAGCTATGGCTGTTTTAGTCAAGGTATAAATATAAGAAGACTTCATAATATTATATTCGCAAGCCCGACAAAAAGCAAAATCAGAACACTTCAGTCTATTGGTCGAGGCCTCCGATTATCAAACGATAAAGATGAATGTAGGCTCTTTGATATTGCAGACGATCTAACGCACCGAAATAAGAAAAACTATACACTGAAGCATCTTATTGAAAGAGTAAAATTATACAATGCCGAGTCATTTCCATATGAGCTTCATAACATAGAACTGAGAAGATAAGGAGAAATTGATATGAGCACAATTTATATCAAGACCTATGCGGGGGAAAATCTATTGGCTACACTGGTCGATGAGACCGCAAACACTATTGTAATTACTAATCCTCTTAAAATAGATACATTTGCGACAGTTGGTGGCATGGTGACTACTATATATCCATGGGTGCCTATTCGCGAATTGATGACAGGTAATTACACTCTAGATAAAGATGCGATGATTGGAGTTATGGAAATACCAGAACATGTTCAGGCGAATTACGATAGAATAATTGACCAAACTCATAGCGATAATTATCGTATGCCATCTCTATCTGATGAAATGGCAAATGAATCTGATACTGAGGACGAGCGAATAACGACAACTAGAATTCTTCACTAATTTATTATGGAGCGCTCAATGTTACCTGCCGCTAAGACTACTGTTGCGTCCGCCGACAAGAAAACCGAACGCGCGAAGTCTAATCACTATGTCGATAATAAGCGCTTACATAGTGCAATGATATCTTATAAAAAAGAACTTAGGCGAGCAAAGAGAAATAATACTCTTCCGCCGCGGGTATCTAATTATGTGGCTGAATGCATCATGAAGATTGCTACGCATTTGGCGCATAAGCCAAATTTTATCGGGTATTCGTTCAAAGACGAAATGATATGTGATGGTATAGAAAATTGTCTACAATATATTCATAATTTTGATCCAAAGAAATCTCAGAACCCCTTCGCCTATTTTACTCAGATTATCTTCTATGCCTTTCTGCGCCGAATTCAGAAAGAAAAGAAGCAGCTATATACCAAGCACGCGGCCACACAGATGAGCATCTTAAGCAACACTATATCTGATACTCAGGAACACGATGATCCTCGTGGAATAGATCGCCGAGATACATCGTATGGCGAATGGAGTCAAGACCAGATGCTTCGCTTCATGGAAGAATTTGAAGCATCGAAAAGTAGGCGAAGTAAAAAAATAATTGTTGACTCCCAGCCAGAATAGGCGTATACTGTATATTATGAAAATTGCCGTTATAACAGATACTCATTGGGGCGCGCGGTCGGACAGTCGAGAATTCCTTGACTATTTCGTTCGATTTTATAATGAGATATTCTTTCCAGAAATTCAGAAACGAGGCATCACTACGATACTCCATCTGGGCGATATTGTCGATAGGCGTAAGTATATTAATTATGTGACACTTCGTATGCTGCGCGAGCATTTT